CCGCAACCCGAGGGCGGAAAAAGGCGCGACAGCTTCTGTGCCCGAATGGAAGGCATGAAGAAGAAGCTGACTAGCACCAAGACGGCTAAAGACCCAGACTCACGTATTAACAAGAGCCTGCGGGCTTGGAAGTGTTGAGATGGACGGCAACATGATTTGGTCGGGCGGACTATCCCTGATTCTGGGGATGGTTGCCTTTTTCTTGAAAGAGAAGTCTAATGACCTTAAACGGATTGAGATTCTGCTCAACCGTACACGCGAGGAAATCGCAAAAGGATACGTGACCAATGACGAGCTTAACAAAATTACTGAACACATTGACTCTCGCTTTAACAAGTTGGAAAACAAAATTGACCAGCTACTTCAGCAAGGGGCAAAGTGATGCCAAGCAAGAGCAAGGCGCAACACAATCTGATGGCGGCAGTAGCACATAACGCTGCTTTTGCCAAAAAGGTGGGTATCCCACAGTCTGTGGGAAAAGACTTTAACGCGGCGGATAAAGGCCGTAAATTCTCAAGAGGTGGCGATATGACTAAACTGACAGCGAAGCATCACATGGCGATGGCCCATCACCATTTGGCTATGGCTATGGGCGGCGATACCATTGGTATGGAAGCCAAGGACCAAAGCAAAGGCATGACTACTGCCAAAATGGGTAAAGTGGCTGCAGGCAGCAAACGTGCCCACGGCGAACACGGCATCCAAGAACGTGGACGTACTCGTGCAATGGAACCTAAAATGTCTGGTAGCACAACCGGCATGAAACGCGGCGGCAAAACCAAGTAAGGAGCTGACATGAAACACGAAGACATGAAGAACATGAAGGAAGAAACTCCTTCTCACGCACACCATGTGGATCACATGGAAAAGCACTACGGCGGTGACGGCCATAAAATGCACCATCACCACTTCAAACAACACGCTGCTGGTCACAAGCTGCATCACGAACACGTGAAAGCTATGTGCGGCGGCGGTATGGCTAAGAAGTAAGGAATCATCATGGCAACAATGAACCCCCGCACTAAAGCAGCTCTGTTGGCGGCAATGGCTCGTCAACGACAAGGTGCTTCCCCCGCTGCTATGCCCGTAATGGACGGTGCAGCAGGTACTCCTCCTATGGTTGGCGGCATGGGCGGTGCTCCTGCTCCCGGTATGAAACGTGGCGGCAAGACCAAAAAGATGGCTAAAGGCGGTTCTGCTTCTGCTCGCGCAGACGGTATTGCTACTCGCGGCTTGACCAAAGGCACTTTCTGCTAAGGTGACATATGATGGCTTCACGCGGTATGGGGGCGATTGCCCCGTCTAAAATGCCCGGCAAAAAAACGATCACCCGCAAGGATGATCCGAACCGCGTCGAGGTCTATGCCAAAGGCGGCAAAGTAAATGCCGCTGGTAACTACACCAAGCCTAGTCTTCGCAAGAAGATTGTGTCGCAGGTAAAAGCTGAAGCCACGCAAGGCACTAAGGCAGGTCAGTGGTCGGCGCGTAAAGCGCAACTGGTAGCTAAGAAGTACAAAGCTGCCGGTGGGGGATACAGAGATTGAAAGCCCCGCAGCAATCGCTCAAAGACTGGGGCGACCAGAAATGGCGCACTAAGTCTGGCAAGCCGTCAAGCAAGACAGGCGAGCGATATCTGCCCGAAAAAGCCATAAAATCTCTTACCCCTGCTGAATACGCTGCTACTACCAAAGCCAAACGAGCCGGTAAAGCAGCAGGTAAACAGTTTGTAGCGCAACCCAAAACGATTGCACAAAAGACAGCGAGGTACAGATAATGGCTGAAAAATGGATTCAAAAAGCCGTCAAGAAACCCGGTGCTTTGCGCAAGGAACTTGGCGTAAAAGAAGGCAAAACTATCCCCGCCAAAAAGCTGGCTGCTGCGGCTAAAAAGCCCGGCAAGCTGGGCCAACGTGCACGTCTGGCGGAAACGCTCAAAGGGTTGCGTAAATAATGGCAAACTTAGTAACCTCCGGCGGAGCAGTCTACAACCCTCAATTGACCGAAATCATTGAGGAAGCTTTTGAGCGCGCGGGTTCTGAGCTGCGTTCTGGTTATGATTTGCGCACAGCGCGGCGCTCCCTTAATCTGTTGTTTGCTGACTGGGCCAATCGTGGCGTCAACATGTGGACGATGGATCAAGGGGTCATCCCACTTGTGCAAGGCCAGTCTACTTACGCGCTGCCGTCAGACACAGTTGATCTGTTGGAACATGTCATTCGTACACAGGCTAATAGCACCAGCAACCAAGCTGACTTAACGATTACGCGCATCAGTGTCTCGACCTACGCCACACTGCCTAACAAGCTGCAGCAAGCTCGCCCCATTCAGGTTTTGGTCAACCGCCAAGACGCCCAGCAAAGTCCTACTACGATCACTGTCGCAAGCGCAGTTGCAGCTACTGACACAACCATTACGCTGACCTCGACTGTTGGCTTACCCGCCTACGGCTTTGTGCAGATCGACAGTGAAACCATTTTCTATCAGTACATCTCTGGCAACACGATTAACACTTGCGCCCGCGGGCAGAACAACACTACTGCAGCAGCTCATGCCGTTGCTGCTCCAGTTAGCATACAATACCTACCTTCAGTCACCGTGTGGCCGATCCCAGATGGGGCTCAGCAGTATCAGTTTGCTTACTGGCGCTTGCGTCGCACTCAGGATGCCGGTAACGGTGTTAACGTCATGGACATCCCGTTCCGGTTTCTGCCTGCTATGGTAGCCGGACTTGCGTACTACTTGATCTTGAAACTGCCCCCCGCGCCAGATACTGGCACGCGCATCCAGATTCTCAAGCAGCAGTATGATGAGGCTTGGCAGTTGGCGTCGGACGAAGACCGCGAGAAAGCCGCGGTGCGTTTTGTGCCACGCCAGATGTACATCGGGAACAGCTATTAATGGGCAATAGATTCGCATCAGGTAAGAATGCGATCTCCGAGTGCGATCGGTGTGACTTTCGCTACCCGTTAAAAGTTCTTCGCCGCGAGGTTATTAAGGGCAGGAATTACGAACTATTGGTGTGCCCAACCTGTTGGGATCCAGATCAACCGCAGTTGCACTTGGGTGAGTTTCCTGTGGACGATCCGCAGGGTTTGCGTAATCCACGTCCTGACCGTAGCTATGTGGCTTCGGGATTGGATGTAAACGGGTTCCCTTCTGGGGGCTCGCGGGACATTCAGTGGGGCTGGAACCCGATTGGCGGGGCTAGTTTATTTGATGCATTACTGACGCCAAATTACTTGGCAACAGTGACGAGTGTTGGTACAGTTACGATTGCAACTACGTAGGAGTAGAAAATGGCTAAGAAAATGATGGGCGAATCCAAAGCTGAAGAGCGCAAGGAAGAAGCCAAAGACAAAAAGCAGGACGTTGCTTTGATTAAAAAAGCTTTTAAAGAGCACGACAAGCAAGAGCACAAGGGCGGCAAAGGCACAAAAATCACTTTGAAAAAAGGTGGTGTGACTGGTCAAGCCATGCGTTCTGTTGGTCGTAATCTAGCACGTGCTCACAACCAAAAAGGCGGGAGCAAATAATGGCTAATTTTTCCCACAAAAAAATGGGCAAAGAAGTGGGCTCCGCAGAGGAGTACGCTCAGCCCCACGGCGAAGCTGCCAAGAAGGTCAAGCAAATTGATCCTAATACGTTGAAAGCTGGTGAGTTGTCGCCTCGCATTCCTAATGTTCCCCGTGTCAGCATGGGTGATCCAGATGCAAACGACGTTAAAGGCAACGGCGTTCGGCTGCGCGGCACTGGCTGCGCTACTAAAGGTCTGTACGCCCGAGGCCCGATGGCATAATATGCGCAGATACGGCTCCGTCTACGTTGTTACAAATCAGCGGACTGGAGATCAGTACGTTGGACAAACACGACGTGATGTTGCCAAAAGATGGGCGGCACATTGGTCTGTAGCAAAATCTACAGTTGCACAGAAATACAGATTTCAAAATGCTTTGATGGCGTATGGTCCAGAGGCATTTTTGATTGAAGAAGTGTTTCATGCTTTTGATGCGGACGGTCTAAATCAAGCTGAAATCAGCCTTATTGCGGAACTGAAACCAGCATACAACCTGACATCGGGAGGTCAGGGCGAGCGTGTTGCGAAAGAGTCTGAAGCGGTAAGAGCCGCTAAGTCGAACGCCGCTAAAAAACGATGGTTAGACTCCGCATGGCGGGAAAAGATGGTGGACAAGCTTTGGCATGACCCAGATGTAAAATCTCGACGTATTGCAAAGCTAAAAGAAATCAGCGCTACTCATGAAGTCAGAAGTAGGCTGTCATCCATTTCTAAAAATCGCACTACCACTCGCGAATCCGCAGAAAAAATTGCACGTAGCAAGTGGAAACCGCTATACTGCCCAGAGCTGCAAACCACATTTTTATGCGGTAAGTATGCTGCAGAACAGCTAGGGGTTTTGCCGAGCAGTATATGCAATGCTATGAAACGACAAGGCAAGCTATCCAACGGGTATAGTTTGTTTAAGGTGGCGTAAATTAACTACTATCAATTGGTCACTGCCGTTCAAGACTATACCGAGAACACGTTTTCTACGGTAGACATAAACACGTTTATCGAGCAGGCAGAGCAGCGGATCTACAACGACATTCAGTTTCCTTCGCTGCGTAAAAATGTCACCGGCACAGTAAGTTCGTCCAACCCCTACCTGTCCGCCCCGGCGGACTATTTGTCTACCTATTCGCTGGCTGCGTATTCCACGTTCAGTACAACAGCTACGGGTACATCGGGCACGAATGTCATTAGTGTCTCAAGCGCCAGCGGAATCGCCATCGGGCAAAACGTCACGGGTACAGGTATTGGTTCAGGTGCAATCGTCTACGGCAT